TCATCCTATTAATATATTTAGTAAATCTACCCCCAAAGAACAAATTTATATTCGTATTGATGATAAACTTAATAGAATCCATAAGGGTAAAGAATATGCATCTGAAGATACTATTCTAGATCTAATAGGATATCTTGTATTGTTAAGGACATTAGATAATGAATGATGATTTAGTCAAACATTTAGACCTGGTCAACCAGGTTGCTTCAGAATATTTAAAAGGTTCTGATGCTTCTCAAATATCAAAAGATTTAGATATTCCACGTCAAAAGGTTTTAAATCTATTAAATGACTGGCGTTCAATGGTTTCTAATAACCAAGCCATTCATGCACGTGCTAAAGAAGCACTTGCTGGTGCTGATCAACATTACTCATCTTTAATTAAAAAAACATATGAAGTTATTGATGCTGCAGATTCTACTGCAAATCTTACAGCAAAGACAACCGCTATCAAACTGATAGCAGACATTGAAAGTAAAAGACTTGAAATGTTGCAAAAAGCAGGATTATTAGATAATAAAGAAATAGCAGAACAAATTATTGAAATGGAACGTAAACAAGGTATTCTAATTAATATATTGAAAGAGGTAGCCACAAAGTACCCAGAAATACGTGAAGAAATTATGCGTAAACTTTCTGAAGTACAAACTGAGGTGGTAGTAATTGACAATTGATTTTAGTGACTTTCTAGAAGCATTAGATGAAAGTCCATTTGAAGAAATACCAGTAGATGTTAAAACTTTTGTAAGAAGTAAAGACTATCTTAATATGCCAGAACTTTCTGAATATCAATATACGCTTGTAGAATGCATGAGTCAAATTTATAAAAAAGAAGATGTTGAAAGATGGCTAGGAAAAGAAAAAGGAAATGAACATTACAAAAAATACACTAAACAGGAAGTTATTCTTATGTGTGGAAAAGGTAGTGGTAAAGATCATACATCTACCATTGGTTGTGCCTATCTTGTCTATAAACTTTTGTGCCTTAAAGATCCATCTAGATATTTTGGAAAACCATCGAATGATGCGATAGATTTAATTAACGTTGCAGTAAATGCACAACAAGCAAAGAATGTATTTTTTAAAGGATTTAAATCAAAAATTGAAGGATCCCCTTGGTTTGCTGGAAGATACAAAGAACCTAAAATAGATAGTATTGAGTTTAATAAATCAATAACTGTTTATTCAGGACACTCTGAACGTGAGTCAGCAGAAGGTTTAAACTTAATGCTTGCAGTACTTGATGAAATATCTGGATTTGCAATGGAAGGTGCTGGAGGTAACGATCAAGGAAAGACCGCAGATAACCTTTATAAGGCCTTTAGAGGCTCTGTAGACTCTCGTTTTCCAGACTATGGAAAAGTTATATTACTATCTTTTCCTAGATTTAAGGGAGATTTTATTTCTCAAAGGTATGAAGATGTTGTTGCAGAAAAAGAGACAATTATTAGAAACCATGAATTTGTAATTAATCCATTAATGTCTGAAGATGATCCATCCAATAAATTTACAATAGAATGGGAAGAGGATGCCATCCTATCTTATAAATTTCCTGGAGTATTCGCCCTTCGTAGACCAACTTGGGAAATGAATCCAACAAGAAAAATTGAAGATTTTAAGATTGCTTTCTTTACAGATGCTGCAGACGCACTTATGCGTTTTGCCTGTATGCCAACAGTTTCATCAGATGCATTTTTTAAGTCGAGAGAAAAGGTTGAAAGAGCATTATCAAATAGAAATCCGTTAGATAGTAATAGAAGATTTGATTTAACATTTAAACCTAAAGAAGATGTTGAATATTTTGTTCATGCTGATCTTGCACAAAAGCATGACAAGTGTGCTGTATCTATTGCACACGTTGATAAGTGGGTAAGTGTTCAGTCTTTTAATAACTATGAACAAATTGTTCCTTTTGTTGTTGTTGACGCAATAGCATGGTGGGAACCTAAAAGAGAAGGACCAGTAGATCTTAGTGAAGTAAAAAACTGGATTATTGACTTAAGAAGAAGTGGATTTAATTTAGGATTAGTTACCTTTGATCGTTGGCAATCATTTGATATTCAACAAGAGTTAAAACAGGTAGGAATTAAAACAGATACACTATCTGTTGCTAAAAAACATTATGAAGATTTATCTATGTTAATTTATGAAGATAGGGTAATTGCCCCACATATTGATATTTTGCTTGAAGAAATGTTAGAACTAAGAATTATGAGTAATAATAAGGTTGACCATCCTAGAAAAAAGTCTAAAGACTTAGCAGACGCTATGTGTGGCTCTGTATATAACGCAATTGTTCATGCTCAAAGAGACAGAATGAAAGAAATAGATATACATACATGGTCTCGTGGTGGTGTAGATAGAGATACTATTAATGACGATGACGATGACTTTGGTTTTCCAAAAGAAAAGATTAGAGGAAAAGTTGGCGACTTTGGCGGGGGGTATAGATTAATATAATGGATCCTACTGAAGAAGAATATAACGAACTAATGGCTAAATTACTAGAAATAGGTGCTTTGGAATTAACTGGGTATGACTCTATATCTGGACAATTTACATATAATATAACTCCAGAATGTGAGCACCTAGTACCTGAGTTATGGCAAGAACACTTTAAATTTGTTAACGAACTAGCATTTAAAATGTGGGACGAGGGGCTAATAGAAATGTCTTTTGATAAAGATGGCACCCCTATGGTAATGCTAAAACCAGAGACCGTAGCCATAAAGGATACATTGCCTGACGATAAAAGGTTCTTTGTAGAGAATATGATTAATAAACACAATGGTGGTATAATTTAGGTATGCCTTATGATATTAAAAGAAACTATGGTGGTTGCAAGGGTTATGCAGTAGTTGGCCCAAGTGGTCCTCACGGATGTCACCCATCACGTAAAAAAGCAGTTGAACAACAAAGAGCATTGTATGCTGCTGAAACACAAGCCAAAAAATCTCACGATGGTGCTATTACAAATGAAGATACGCCAAATATGAAACCTCACTCAATGGAAGATTGTCCAGATCAAAAAAACTGTCCAGAGCATATGAATAAAAAATCTCCATGCTGGGAAGGATATGTACAAAGAGGCATGAAACCAGGAAAAGATGGACAAATGGTTCCTAACTGTGTTCCTGTTGCAAAATTAGCAGATGATTGTTGTCCAGAATTAGAAAAGAAAGATTACTCTCCAAAGCAGAGAAGAACATTAGCAGCACGTGGTCAAGCAATGCCAGATGGATCATTTCCAATTGCAAATCTTGCAGATTTAAGAAATGCTATTCAATCAGTTGGTCGTGCAGCAGATTATGAAAAAGCAAAAGCACATATTTCAAGACGTGCAAGAGCACTTGGCAGAACAGATTTACTTCCAGAAGATTGGAAACAAAGTACTAAAAAATCAATGTGGGGCAGTGTATTTTCTCCACCATTAAGAGATTTATAAAATGAAACTTGAAAAAGAAATGTGGGAAGGTAAACCACTATATGATCAACTATCAAATGAAGAAAGAGCACTAGCAGATTCTTTATTAGCCCTATCAAATAAAGTCGGACCATTAGATAAAGCAAAAGGAATTTGGGTTGGGTATGAAGATGCCATAACAAACGAAAATGCATCAATTGGTGTAAAGTGTGGAAACTGTGCATTACATAAATCTTCAGTTGCTTGTGCAATATTAGAATCCCCTATAGAAGAAAATGGTGCTTGTAGATTTGCTGTTATTCCAGACGGATACGTAACAGTTGGTAGCGATGTTCAAGATGATATGGACAACCCAGATCATGAAGATGATATGTCAAAAGCATCAATTGAAAGTTTAAATTTAAAGCCAACAGAATCTATGGCAAACAATGCACGCAGAGGCCTAGAACTAAGAAGAAAATTTGGTCGAGGCGGAACAGCAGTTGGAGTTGCTCGTGCAAGAGATCTAGCAAATAGAAAAGAACTAAGTCCAGAAACTGTAGCCAGAATGTATTCTTTCTTTTCTCGTCATGAAGTAGATAAAAAAGGCAAAGACTGGGACAATTCTGAAAGACCATCTAATGGAAAAATAGCATGGCTATTATGGGGTGGAGATTCTGGATATGCTTGGGCCAGATCTAAATGGAATGCAATTCAAAGAGTAAGAGCACAAAAATCAGTTTGGACAGATAGTCCATTATCTTTTAATAAACATATTGACAACTAAATATAATTAGTGTAAAATTATAAAAGGAGTTGTGATGAATGAAAATAAAATCGACCCAGAAGTTTTACAGTTTATGCTTGGTTATTATAGGAACAAGTGCTCTCAACTTGAGTATGAATTTTTATTATTTAAAGCATCTGTCGATAAACAGATTAAGACAATTCAATCAGTTGCAAACAGTGGATCAAATTCTAAAGACTCCTCAAATGCAACAAAAGAAAAAAGAAAGCCAAATGGACAGGGTAATTAACGAAACCAGGGTAAATATAGCAATAATGAATAATAAGGCCTATTGGATTCGTAATAATACAGTCTTCTCCTCCAAACTTGATGAGGATGGAAATGTAGATGTTTCAAATGCAGAAAAGGTAGATGTATTCTCTCTTTCTGAAAAAGAAATGAAAACAATTATAAGCATCATAGATAGTTTGAATAAATAACGTGTCTCAATATTTAACTATGCTTCTTTCTATACTATCTTTTATACTTATGATACTTTGGTTTAATAAGGCATATAAAGAATTTAAATCAAATCCAGAGATAATAAATATAGACATTGTTGACAATAGAGCCTATTGGGTGTATGATGGTGTAATATATTATGCTGATGTTATTGATAATAAGATCGATAACGCAACAAGAAGAAAGATAAAGATATAAATGATTATTGCAGTAGAAGGAACAAAAGAGTTTCAAGACTATGAAACTTTTATGAGGGCTATGGGAGTTGCACTTTCTAATCCAAGCCTTGACTCCGATATTCAAGTATGGTCATTGGGGCCACATAAAATAAATAGTTTTACTGCTGCATTTTGTAATTCATCAGAACACTTTTTAAAACTAAAAGGATTTAAAATATCATTCTATAAGGTATCGCATCAATGGGTAGCAGAAAATCTTAATAGCGTTAATTATTACGGATTCTTTGGATTATTAAAAGATAGTGAGTCTAGAATGTGTAAGGCTGCACAACTAGTAGAAGGGTGCGAAGTTGGTATCTTTAGAAGTTAGTTTAACAATTTGGTCTTTAATAATTTTTGGAATCCAGTCAATATCTTTACTTTCTGTTATGATGGTATTTTTGAATCCAAATGCTAAGGCAGTTATATTTATAATATTATTGTGGATTCTAACCCAAGTTGCATACATCTTATACGGATATAATACAAAGCAAATAGGTTTTTTACTTCTTGGAGTATTTAATATACTTGCTTCTTTTGTTACATTGTTTTTAAATTTTGGTAAAGTAAGAGAAGATGAAGAGGAAGAGGAAGAATATGAGGATCAGTAGTTTAGAAGAGATGGAGTTAATTGTTAAAAACAATTCACATCTTAGATGGGATAATTTAACTGTAGTTGCATTAGTTGAAGAAGATGGTTATTATACAAAAAATGGTGTATTTGATAATGGTGAATGGAAAACTGAACATAGGTTTGAAATGGTGGATTACAACGTGTGGAACATACCAGATAGGTATCTAGCACATGTACAAGTTTGATGAAAATAGATCATGTCTTGGAATGGATACCAATCTATTCTTTGATAAATATGAAGAAGATTCAATTGTTCAAGAAAGTGTTGATACACTTTGCTCACAATGTCCATCACAAAGAAAGTGTTTGGCGTATGGTGTAAGCAATCAAGAGTGGGGAGTTTGGGGTGGAGTTTATTTAGAATCTGGAAAAATATCTAGAGAATTTAATAAACACAAAACAAACGAAACGTGGTTTAAGGTTTGGTCTGGAGCAACAATGGATAAAAATGTATAACGCAGAAATGCAAAAAGCATTTAGATCAATCAGGGTTCCAAAAGATTTTAAAGCACATATTGTAGATTATGAAAAGTTTCTTACAATAAGGTTTTATGAAAGTCAGTGGAGAAACTACACTGAAGCAGAAAGGTTTAAGTGTGTTCAATACATGATAAATGTAAAGAAAACACTTGAAAGTCTAGGAGCGGTTGTGGCAATTGACCCAGTACTAGATTTAGAAACACCAGAAGATAGATTACAGAGAAGAAGGAGAAAGTAATGCCACAAAACATAACAGCAGTTGGAAACCTAGTTAAGGATCCAGAAGTTAAAACATTTGAAAAAGGTGCTTTAACTAAACTACGTATTGCATGTACAGATAGGATGTCTGACGGCAATGGCGGTTGGAAAGATGGAGATACAAACTACTATGATGTAGCCGTCTGGAAAACACTTGGAGAATATGCCGCATCAACTCTCAAAAAGGGAGATAAGGTAATTGTTCAAGGAAAACTAAAATATCGTGAATTTAAACGTAACGATGGAACAAATGGCAGTGCATACGAAATTGATGCAACAGATTTAGGAATTTACCTAACTAAAAAGACTGCTACAGGTGGTACTACAACTATCAGTATTCCAAAAGACGCTGCAACCGTTTGGGGATAATTAGATAGTATAATTAAAATTGGGGGGTGGAGAAATCTACCCCTCATTTTATATATTAGGAGACAATAATGGGAATGTATATTCAATGGAAAGACGATAAAGTAAAGCAATCATTTAAGCCTAAAAAATGGCAACCAATGATTTTAAATGGAAAAGATGCAATTGTTCCAACACAAGAAGGTCATTGCTTTTGGGAAGCACAATTACACTTAACTCTGCCAAAAACAGGTAGACCAACATATGTAAAAATGAACTACTCAAGAGATTATAAAGGAAGAAATGATACTACTGGAACAAATACATACGCAATTCCTGCAGACGTTGAATCCGTACAATTCACACTGTCATGGTTTTTTAATGCTAATCCAGACACACCAATTTCGTGCATGGTTTACCATAATGGATCATCAGATGTTGTTTCTGAAATAAGACAATTTAAAGGACTGATATTATAATGGGATTACCAATTAAAGATGGAAAGATTACAACACCTTATAAAAAACTAGGTAAGATGTGGTCTAAAGGTTATCATACTGGGGTCGATTTCGCATGTAAAGAAGGAACACCAATTGTTGCAGTTGCAGATGGAAAAATTGAAGCAGCAAACTGGGGTAAATCATACGGAACCCAAGCCGTACAAAAAGTTGAAGGTGGATGGGTAATTTATGCACACCTTTCTAAACTTGATGTAAAAGCAGGAGATAAAGTAACTAAAGGACAAGCAATTGGATTAAGTGGAAATACAGGAAACTCTTCTGGTCCACACTTACATTTTGAAATGCGTGACAACATTCGTTGGTCAGCAGGAAAAGATATAGATCCAACAGCAATTCTTAACTCTTAATACTATTTATAATAAATAAATTGTATAATAGTATTAGGCTTTCAATAGCCTTCTGGAGAAAGAAGGATTGCAAAAAAAACTAAAGATAAGAATAATGCTTTTAACACCTCTGTTACTAGCGTTATTCTTTTCTTTTATACCACAAACTAATGCAAATGTAGCACCATGTGACACCTATCAGGTAAACGGTGGAGACCAAGCCTTTTTAATGAATTTAAATACACCTCTTGAATGGGGTGGAACAGTTTATACAAATAATATTTATGTAAGTCCAAAAGGAACAATAACTTTTGGTGCAGGAGATTATACATTTTGGACATACCCTCCAACACCATCTATATCAATAGGATCTTTTGATTACCATGCATTTCCAAATCAAGAAACTCCTGGAGTGTGGAGTCCTGGATGGGGGTATGGAAATGATTTATATGTTAGATATGGATCAACTGCAACGTCTATATGTGTTGATTGGAAAGTAATGTTATGGGGTCAAACAACTGGAGAACCTGTTTATATTAGAATGTTAGCAGAAGTAAATCCAATTAATTACACTTGGACTCCAACTTAT